AAAGATGAGCCAGCTGGAATACTAACGTCTTTTGCTAATAAAACTGTTTCGTTTGTTTCTGTATCTGATGTATCTGATACTAATTGAACATCTGCTGTAACCGCAGTTGTGTGAATGTTACAAAGAACTAAACCAATTACAACAGTTGTTGTTGAACTAGGAACTGTGTAGAGTGTTAAAGGTGTTCCAGCACTTGTTGGCATAGCACCATTAGTTTTTACTTTAAATGTATTTGCCATATTTTATCCTAAAGCTATCGCAAGTGGTAAAGCATTTGGGTCAGTTTCTGATATTGTTCCTGTTACTGACATAGTGCTTGTAACTGCATTTGATGAAATATTAACTGATAATAATTCTATGTTATCTGTTCCATCATTCATTTTTAATTTTAAAAATCCAGAAGTACCTGAATCAATCCAAAGTGTTCCTTGAGCAACAGAGCCAGGTGCAGAAGAGCCTACATGAGTAGTATTTAAAGCACCTAATATTGAGTTGAGTTCAGAACGAAAAGTTCCGAATGCTTGATTTGCCAATGTTACATCTGATACTTGAGACATAATTCCTTATACTCCTTTTTGTTTAACTTTGCAATCCATATCCGATTGCCTGATAGTCGAAAGTTTTGTCTATTATTGTATTACTACTATTTTTAAATGTGATGTCAAACCCTGTTTTAGATTTATTTGAAACTATAAAGAAATCTCCTGTAGCTAAATCTTGCCCTGTGACTGAAATGTTAGGTGTTGCATAGAAATTATTTGTAAATGTAATTGACTTAGTAGATGTGCCAGAAGATATATCATCTCCTGTTTCTGTCCTTTTTTCTAATACTAATTTGACTTGTAATCCTGTAACTAGAGGTCTTGCTTTATTATCTGATGAAGCTAGTAAAGTTCTAAATTTAAAATATCTACCTTTAAATGTACCTTGTTGAGCAATAGTAGTAAATGAAGATATACTTGCTAAGCTAGAAGTAGAACTTCCTATTTGTATTACAGCAGAATTATTTGTTGGTGCATTACCATCAAATGGTGCTTTAGCATCGTCAAAGAGTGAGGCACCTCTACCACTATCAAACTGATCGTATGGGTCATCAGATTGCATAGTTATTTGAACTTGAAAAGTAGCATCATAGGTAGCATCAAGACTAAAGGTATTATTAAAAATATAATTCCCTGATGATGTTATATTGTTAGCTATACCTCCTGTATCAAAGAAAAAACCAGAGTTATCTGCATCATCAAAATTTCCTGATCTGTCATCAAATAAAGTTATTGTATCTAAAGTAACTGCTGGATTGTTATTGCTATCTTCTCCTAAAAATGTATTGCTATAAGTTCCAACAAAAGTTGGCTCTTCATTTACTGTGCTAATATCTTTAAATGCTTCTAATTGAGTTACATTAGATGATATAATTGCTGGATTAGCAGATTCGTTTCCTAATTTATCAACTGCTTTGATGTATAAATGATAAGGTGGTTTAATTGCATTGATAGTAGTACTGTTTGATTTTCTTCTAGGTACTTGTACTAAATTAGTTGTATCAAACCATTCTGTTGTACTTACTCCTGTTGAGTAACGTATTTCATAAAACTCAATATCTAAATCTTCCACAGGTGTCCATGATAACTGCATTTGATTTGAGCCTACCATTGATATATTAAAGTCAGTTACATCTGCTGGTGTTTCAGTAGCACCTATTATTTTTCTTGTATCAGAAATAAAACTAGACCTTACACCTAAACCATTTATTGCACGAACTCTGACTTGATATGTAGCCTCATCAATTACGTTTAGAACTTGATAATTAATAGCTTTACCTTCTCCAACTAATTTATAATCTTCTGTAACTGAATTACCATTTTTATCTAAAGTTTGTTTAACTTCTACCTCATAATCTTCAACAAACTGATCTGTTGAAGCACCAATAGTAATTAATAATCTTGTTAATACTGTACCATCAGAATATTCAACTAAATCATCAGTTAAAGTCAAACTCGCTGGTGGTTGTATATTAAATGGGTTTGGTAAGTTCGTAGATGGTATAGTTGTTGCTTGTGTTTTAGTTGCCCATGTGTAATGACTATCTTGATGTTCAATTAAATCTAATCCTATTGTATAATCTTCATTAAAAGATAAACTTAAAACTCTAAAAGGTTTTGCACTAAATCCTAATGAGGCATGAGTTATATTAACTATATCTCCAATCGCTAAATCATAAGCATCAAAAGAAACACTTATAGATAATGTTAAAGCTTCTCTTGATCTTCTCAAAATAACTTCTGCCATTTCTTCAGCTTGATATGGAGATGTTAAAGTTTTAAAATCAAATCTTCCTTCAAGTAATATGCCACCATCAGCAGTTTTCATTGTTGAGTGTTGATCTGCACTAGGTAAACTACTGTCATCAATAGGTGGGAACTGTACTTCATCAACTTGAAAATTTCTATCAGGGTTAATAAACGAAACTATAACTCTATTAAACTTATCTTTTTTATTTGGCGAGCCTAGACTGTAACCACCAATTATATCGTCTTCGGTTAAAGTAATAGAAGCTGTGCCTGTTGTTTCAATTACTAATTTATATTTTCCTGACGTATAAGGTAAATATCCTCTACAACCTTTTATTAATTCTCTTACATTTTCAATTACTTTTTTTGAAGTATCTAAAACTGCATTAGTGTCAAAAATATTAATATCAGAAGCACTTGAGTATGGTGTAACTTGAGTTTCACAAACTACTGAAGCATCATAAAAACTTTGTAAATCAATATCAGTAATCGCTAAACCTTTTCCATATCTTGCATTGGTTAAATAGTCTAACAAGCACCATGCTGGGTTAGTTGAATAAGCGGGAGTTTGTGCAACTAAACTAGAATTATAAGCAACAACTTTTTTACCTTTTATTTTAGCTTGTACTTTTGGTATTGAACTAAATACATCTTGATTCCATTTAAACCTTAATGCTAAATAACATAGTCCACTTAATTTATGATTACTTCCCCATGATGATAATGTTGATAATAAACTAGAAGCTGATTGTCCGTCAGTACCAAAGTGTGGCTCTATTCTAATTAAGCTAGTGCTATCTTTATAAAAATTACTATCTCCACTTCCTACTTCTACTTCTGTTCCATCTGTTAAGCTAGACGCCCAAGTAACTGCTTTGTCATCAACTCTTACTTCTTCAATAGAGTTTATTTCTCCCTCTGCCATAACTATGGCCATATATAAATATGTATTATCAGTTCCAGAAGTTTCCATAAACACTCTAGTACCACCAACTAATCTTTCTCCATAAATTACAGGAACACTAGCGTCATTAGATTGTTTATTAACTAAAATACCTTTTTCATAATCATCAAATTCTTCTGTACCAAAATCTGGTATTTCTGGTTTAGGTGCTAACCATGATATTGCTTTTGTTACTATTTTAATAATAGGTTTAAATATTTTAGTTATCGCTTTAAAAAAACTTCCAAATCCCATTATGCTCTACCCCACTTAATATCTTGAACTGTTTGAGAACTAAAATCCATTCCTACATCTGTACTAAAAAATCTTTGTTGAGATGTATTATTTGTTTTACGACCATTTTTTTTTTCAAAATCTGCCCAATGAGATACTATTGATAAAGATACTGTACTTTCTGTATCAGTTTCTTGTATTGCAAACTCATCTATTTGACCTTTATATAATAAAAAGGGATCTGAAATAAGTGCATTAGAATCATTTAAAAATCCTCTGTAAATATCTACTGAATCATTAATTACATTTTCATTTAATACTGTTGATATAAAAGTTTGATCTGCACCTGATAAAGATAAACCTATACTTGATTTACTTAATTCAGTTTCTTCTGTAAAATTTGATAAACCTAAAATAAAATCACTTGCTGTATATGTAACACTGCTACCTGATACTGATGAAGTTAGCGAAAAAGAACAATCAGTGATATTAACAGGGCTATTGAAACCAATAGTGATAAGGTGTACTGGTCGTATATCATTAGTCGCTAGTTCTGTCTTTACTGCTGATGTTAAGCTTCTCGTCATATAATTCGTATGTTGTTCTTATTGTTCGTTCTGTTCCTTTTAACATAACAAAACTAAAACTTCCATTAGGAATAGTATTTGCTTTTAAATCATTTTTAATAGTATCAATCTCAGTTTCATCAACTACTTTTTCTGCAAAAAAATCCGCAGTAACGTGGTGTCTTATAAGGTATTTTGCCATTAAAGAGCTTCTTCAACATCTAATTCAAATTGGTATAATACATTGCCATCTTTATCTGCACCAACTGCACCAAACTCTTGGACATCATTAGTTAAATGAACTGTAAAAGAAACATTATCATAAGTTACTACTGAATTATCACTTAAAGCTGTAATAAGAGGTGGCTCTATAGTAACTGTTGCCGCATTAGATGAAGAAGTTACATCAGCAACCACCATATAAACTTTATCATGTGAAGCAAACTTTATAAAATCTCCAGCTTTAAATCTACCAGCACTATCTCCAGCAAACCCATCCATAGCAATAGTTGTATCTCCAACTGCATGAACACCATTTACTAAAACTGTTCCTGTTTCATTACCCCTAGCATCTTCAATCTCAGGTGGGATTATTGTAAAATTTTCTTTTCCTGATCTTTGTTTAATTATAAATGCCATTAAATCTCCATATACATCTGATCTTTTTGCAGTAATAATTTTAGCAGTAAATCCAAATCTTTGATTATCTATTTGTCTTGCTAATTTTTTACCTGATTGAGATTTTGAAATAATAGTATTTTGGATAGAACGAATACCCATAGTTTCAAAATTTGCACTAGATATTGGAAATGCGCCTGACATTAAATTAAAGCCTCTCTTCCTCTTTCATTTACAGCACTATTAATTAATTGAGTTATTGTTCCTCTTGATCTTACAAGTAACTCTTCAAATCCAGAAGCGTCAACT